TGTCTTCCTTTCACCTGCAGTTACTTTCTCTACTTTATGATTAAGAAATGATTTAAACATTATCATGTTTCCGGGAGTATTTAATTCATGAACTTTATATTCATTATTATTAAATACTTTAAAATCGCCCCCTCTATAAGAACTATCTGAAATATTAATTAAAATTGTAAATTTAAGATCTACTAGTGGCCTATCAGTTCCATCAACATGCCAATCATATTCATCCTTAGTTTTTGAAGAATATAAATTATAGTGTACAGAATCCGCGACAGGATTAATAGGAACAATATCATAACCAAAATGTTCTAAATTAGTCACTGTGACTCTATCCCATAAATCAGGAAAGAATTGATGAATAACCGAAAAAGGAATTAGCTTTGTTTTTAAAAATTTTTTAGGTTTAGATTTCATACTAGTAGCTGCTAACTTAAGGGGTTCATCTTCGAATGAAGAAGAAGAAGATAGTATTTTATTAATATCTTTAATTTTTTCTGTATTTAAATACCCAGGCCACTGCCAATAATCTAATTTCATGATTTCTATTTTCTGGCAAAACTATATACTAATATTGACTGTTTAGCAATAATGTGTTAAATCTCTTAAAAAAGAAATACATATGATACAGAAGTATAATTATTGGTTTTTTGATAAGGCGTTGTCCGATCGAACGTGTGATCATATTTTACGATATGGAAAACAATTTAATTATCAGCAAGGACAAATCGGTGGCCTGGAAGAACCTTCTCGATTATCTAAAAAACAATTCAAAGATTTAAAAAATAAAAGAAAGTCTGACGTAACTTGGTTAAGTGCCAATTGGATATTCAGAGAGATCCATCCCTATATTCATTCGGCTAATAAAAAAGCTGGATGGAATTTTCAATGGGACCATTCTGAAGCCATTCAATTCACTAAATATGAAGTGGGCGAACACTACGGCTGGCATGCAGATGGCTGGCAGACTCCGTATAATAGACCCCATAATTTAAAGGAGCATGGAAAAATTAGAAAGCTTTCCGTAACCTGTCAATTAACAGATCCCTCAGAATATAAAGGGGGAGAATTAGAGTTTAAAGTTTTATTAGATTCAACTGGTCAAACTAGAACTTATACTTGCAAGGAAGCTCTACCTAAAGGCTCTATTATTGTTTTCCCCTCTTACACCGTTCATAAAGTAAAACCCGTTACAGCAGGCACACGATATTCATTAGTTCTGTGGAATTTAGGATGGCCATTTAAATGAAGCCCAAAATTATAGATAATTTTTTAGGTGAAGATTTGAATCATTTTTTAAAGGATATGTTTTTGTATAAGGTTGCCCATTGGTGGGGACATTATTCATCAGAAAAAGATAAGAAGGATGAAGTGTTTATGTATAAACACGAGTTAAATCTACAGGACCCCTTTATAAAATTTATATTTTTAAAAATCTGTAAGGCTGTCTTACTCAGTTTAAAACCTTTAAGGGCTGTTGTTAATATACAACATCCTGGAATGGAGGGAAATTTTCATGCAGACTATGGTAGCTTCACCTGTGTCTATATGGTGAGCGATACTTTAAAACCTAACGATGGCTCGTTATATCTCAATAAACAAATAATTAATTTTAAACAAGATCGCTTGGTAGTTTTTGATGCCAAGACCCCCCATAAAGGAAAAGCCCCTTTAAAAGGGGTGAGAGTAACTCTAGCATTTCAATGTGAGGGTATTAATGTCTAATATAGAAATTACAGGATTATTTCCTACCCCCGTGTACTCCACGTTTTATGATAAAGAATTTACTAAAAAAGAAATAGCTGAAATAGAAAAAATAAAAAAAGAAAGTATTAAAGAAGTCCCTGATGATATCTTTAATTTAAAAGGAGACAAGGATTATATTTTAAAAAGACCTGTCTTTAAAAACCTTAAAAAATTTATTGAGTTACATTTACAAAATTATTTAAAAGAAATTGTTTCTGCAAAAGATGTGGAAATTTATATTACTCAGTCTTGGTTTACTGTGACTAGACACGGAATGTCCCACCGAATTCATAAACATGCTAATAGTTATTTATCCGGAACCTTTTATATGTATGACGTTAAACCCGAAGACAAGGTTATCTTCCACAAAAAACATTATGATTTAAATGATATTCTTTTACCTGAACGAACAAGTTTTAATTTGTATAATTCTGAAACATGGTTTTTGCCGGCAGCCCCTGGTAAACTCATGCTGTTTCCTTCAGATATATCTCATCATGTAAGCCCAATGGAGGGAACGCATGTGAGAACCAGTTTAGCTTTTAACACTTTTCTAAGAGGACGACTTGGCTATCAAACAGCATTAAGCCAACTTTATTTAAAATAATATGCCACTTCATTTTGATATATTCCCCCTATTTCCGCAGACCTTATCTATTTCTCATCTTAATACGGTAAATAGTAAGCATGTTTTAAAAATTTTAAAGAAACTTCCATGGCAAAAAACAGATTTTTCTGAGTACTATGATGTACTGGGAGGAAACTATGTAACGACCAATTATCATATTCTAAAAAATTTTCCAGGATTAGAAGATATTTTCATAGAACATATCGACCTGCATATTAAAAGAATTTTAAAATATAGAACTAGTTTTAAAATATGTTCTTCATGGGGAACCATGACTGAGCCTAATGGATTTTCTAGGCTTCATTACCACACTAACTCATGGTTAAGTGCTATTTATTATCCTGAAGGAGACCCCAATTTTAAAGTTAGCTTTGCTGATTATAAAACGGAATGGTTTAAAGATGAACCTATTGAATATAACACGTTTAATGAAGCTGCAAAAAATTTTACAGTCACCAAAAATATGTTGATATTATTCCCTAGTTCTTTAAGGCATCAGATATTGCCCAACAAATCTAAAAAAAACAGATACTCTATTGCTTTTAACATTATGCCTAACGGAGAGTTTAATTATCCTTCCGACAGTCAACTCAACCTTACAATTAATACATGAAAAATACTTTTGAAAAAAACGGATACCAGATTATAAGAAAGGCCATTGATCCACAGCTTGCTACTTTTGTGCATGATTATTTTTTAGTAAAAAAACAAGTAGCTGATACTTTTTTTAAAACCCGATTTATTTCTCCCTTTACCATCGAACATGGAACTATGGGAGATGGTCAATGCCCCGATTCATATTCTCACTATGCTGACATAGCCATGGAAATATTATTAATATGGTTAAAACCTTTAATGGAAAAAGAAGTTAAAATGAAACTCTATCCCACGTACTCTTACGCAAGGATATATGACAAAGGGGCAATTTTAAAAAGACATATAGATCGTTTTAGTTGTGAAATATCCACCACTTTAAATCTGGGTGGTAAAATCTGGCCTATCTATTTAGAAAATAAAAAAGGTAAAAAGATTAAAGTCATACTAAATCAAGGAGACATGTTAATTTATAAAGGTCAAAGTCTGGCTCATTGGAGAGAACCTTTAGAAGAAGGTTATTGTGTTCAAGTGTTCTTACACTACAATAAACAATCAGGGAAGAAAGCGAAAAAAAATTATTTAGATGGAAGACCTCATCTAGGTCTACCTACTGCATTTAAAAATACAGATTGGATTAATCCCCATATGTTTAAAAATTTTAAAAATGAATCTTAGAGAACCAAATTTAACTAATACTTTTTTAGAATACTTTTTAAAAACGCCTCTAAAAGAAAAAACCTTAGTGGAAATAGGATCGGGTCCTTCTCATTTATTTTGGAAGAAATATTTTAAAAGAGTTATTTCTTACGAAGATGATAAAAATTATTTAACTAAAGATATGATACCTTTTACTAAAGATTATGCAGAAGATAATCAGTTTAAATACAATTTAAATCTAGCTGACTATATAATAATTGATAATGAACCTAATAGAATAACTAGATATGAATTTGCATGTTTTACATGTAAATATGTAAATCATCAGGCCTCTATTATACTAGATAATAGTAACTGGCATATGAAGGCCTTTGATTTTTTAAAAACCTTTTATTTTAATAAAGATTTTCCAGGCGTAGATAAATACAATAGCTATACTGTTACTTCTTTATTTGATATAAGGAAAAACAAGAAATATATTTTTGAAACAGGTATAGATTAAAAAGGAGATAATATGACATTTAACACACAGTGGACAATCTTTCAGTATCAAGAGCGTATAAAGGAACTACAGGAAGACTTGATTATGGAGACGATGGTAAAGAAGTCTGAAATTGAGCGTACTAAAGGTTTACTGGATCAGATTGAAACACAAAACGTTCATACTGGTACTCTAGTTAAAATAAATGAGGAGTATGCAAAACTTATAGGTAAGTTAAGATCCAGAATAAAAGAACTTGATGGGAATTTATAGGACAAAGTGCACGCAACGGTAAAAAAAATTTAGGTTTATATGCAAGCTAGGTTTCATTATTGGGGACCCTTATTAGTTTCATTCAAGGTAAATGAAAAGGAACTGAATCAAATAAAAAAACTATGTAGTAAGAAAGGAAAGCCCTATAACAGAAACTTAGTAGGAGTTATCAAAGACGAACATGAGATTGATGCTCTTAAGTATGATAAAATTTTAAAACCATACACTTTAGGATATCAAAAAACCTTTGCTCACTTTAGGGGATTTGAACTAAAAGGAACGATCCAATGTTCTACTGCTTGGGTTAATTATATGAAAGCTACAGAGTATAATCCTCCGCATACCCATGGTAATTGTGAAATGTCTTCTGTGTTATTTGTTACTATTCCTCCAAAATTAAAAAAAGAAAATGAAGAATGGAAAAAACACAATACTCATTACTCTGGTCCAGGAACAATCTCATTTTTTTATGGAACCCCTAATTTTTATAACATAGAATGCCAAGAATTTTTCCCAGAAGAAGGAATGCTTTATCTTTTTCCAAAAGATTTAAAACATTTTGTTTCGCCGTTTTTTAGTAAATGTGAAAGAGTTTCAGTAGCCGCTAATTTTATAACGGTTTAGACGCCGTCGTCTATGATATCCCAGGCTTGAGTTCCTTCATTCCAAGTATATCTATCAGAATAACTATTATCTTCACTAGCATAAACTTGCGTGTATGTAACTGGCTTCGGTGTGGGTGCTTGCCAATCATCATTCCCATCTAGTGTCCAAGATGCATAAGGTTGGGGTTTTAAAAATTTATTTTTAGCAGCATCAAAGATATCCCCAATAGCTGCATAGGCTTTTCTGAAAGCCCCTGTTTTAGAAGTTTGAACCCATTTAACACCTAGTTCTGATAAACCAACTGTTTTTTGAAAACGAGTAGCCGCTACTTCTGATTGATCTCCACCATAAGCATCAATCTCGTCTTGAGCTGCAACAACAACTCTTAATACTCTATTATTTGAATCTATTTCTGCAAAGTGTGCCATACATGTTTCCTACCCAACAGTTACTGTTCCTGACACTGTAAAGGTTGCGTACTGTTCTCCACCTGGAGTTGTTTGTAAAGTGTTTGTTCCTGGAGCCACAGAAAATACTGCACCAGATGGTGCTCTTAAAATAACAACACCGTCTCCTCCATCTTTTGCAGCGTAAGTTCCCGTATCGGATCCTCCGCCACCACCGCCTCCTCCGAGGCCATCAGTGCCTTGTGTAGCAACTTGGGAACCATTTTTAGCTCCGTCTCCACCACCACCAGCTCCGCCAGTACCTCGCGTAGATCCAGTGTGGTAAGAAGCTCCTCCACCGCCTCCAGCGTATTGAACAGATGCTCCTGTTATAGTTGAAGCTGACCCAGCTCCTCCGGGTCCTCCAATTGGATATATAGGTGGGGATGGTTGTGCATCAGAACCAACAGCATTAGCGCCGCCGCCTCCTCCGCCTCCCCAGTTACCATGTTGAGGTGTGTTATAAGTTTGTCCAGCTCCACCAGTATTCCCTTGTGGGGGTGAAACTGGAGGTGTATTTCCAGCTCCGCCTGGTTGAGTGTAAGAACCTTGGCCCGGATAATAATCTCCTCCGCCGCCACCAGATCCTCCTGATCCCGCAGCACCAGAACCAGCGCCGTGTCCGGCTCCACCACCAGCGGATGTTATTGTTGAAAATACTGAATCTTGTCCGGCAGTTCCATCTCCAGGAACCCCAGCTGCTCCACCTGCACCAATTGTAATAGGGTAAGATCCTGGTTCTAATTCGATTGTTGTTCCGCCAGGAAAAGAAGTTCTAAGTCCACCAGCTCCGCCGCCGCCGCCAGCTGTGCTAGAACCTCCGCCGCCGCCACCTGCGATATTTAAATAATCGAAAATTACGGGGGCACTTCCGCCACCTGATCCGAAGCCTAAAACTCTATAACCAAAAGACATATTTCTTTCCTCCTATTAAGTTTATGCGTCGTTAGCAGCGTCTGTAGTATAAAATAATTTAATTCCCATTAATCGTGCATCACCAGTAAAGGTATCGCTGCCGTCGGCTGCATCTCTGTATAATTGAAAAAATGTTAAATCGTCATCAGCTGGTGTTCCTGCAATTGTCATTGCGGAACTTACTGAAGAAACAAGTACGTCTTCAACGGCACCGCCTCCAGCATCTGTAACTTCTTGAGCCGTTCCAAAAACAACATCGGCTGTGTCATCGTTAGAAACACTCACTCCTTGTAATCCCATAATACAGTTCCCTGTATTCGTATTACTTGGAGCCCAGAAATATTGGAAAGTTACTGTTCCTAAATTCCATGATTTAGGCATTGCAATAGCAAACTGTGCGTATTCCGCTGTACTTGCATCATAGTCTAAAACTTTTAAATCGGGTCTTGTTGCTGTTGTTTCAACTTGTTGAGCATCAGCACCATTTGTTGTAGAGCCATACATCGCAGAAGCAGGAACCCAAATAGTTTCTGTGCCTGCAATTTTAACGGCTGCTGTTCCTGATTTAAGAACACCTGTTCCTAATGGATTAATATTAATATCTACATTAGAATCTGAAGATGAGGTCGCAGAAACTGTTGGACCATTTCCAGTTGCTGCATTTGCAAGAGTCAGTTCATTGATTGCTGATCCAGTAGCAGTTAATTTTAATAATTCATTAGAGTTTGTATCTAAAATAGATGTACCAATAATTGGTGAAGTTAAAGTTTTGTTTGTTAAAGTCTGTGTGCCATCAAGAGTAACGGTTCCCATTCCAACATCAACGATGTTAGGATTAGTTCCATCATCACCTGCAGCATAAATAATTTTAGTTCCTTTGTCTGTAGCTGACCAAGTAACACTAGAGCCTGATCCAGAAACATATTTAAATTGAACTGTATATGCACCTGATGAGCCATTTGTTATAATATAAAAAGTTTGAACGTCTAAAGGAATAGTTACTACAGTGTTTTCACCAATTGTTCCTGTGAATTTTATAATTCTGTGTGCAAGTGTAGCTCCTGTTGATCCATCACTTACGGATAATGTAGTAGGAGTTGAGGCTATAGATTGCTCTACATAGCCACCAGAAATTTGTTCAATGATTTCCCAGTTAGTATTAGTAAGTGTACCCCATGTTCCGGCTTTTTCGCCAGTTGTCATTAATTGAACGCCAAGAGGTGTATAATTCGATGCCATAATTTAATCTCCTAATTTAAGCGCTGTGCTCTACGTATGTATAAGAAGTATTGCCTGTAATGTCAATATCTTTATACCCAAGTGGTGCTACGCCAGTTGATCCCAAATTAACATTAAATGCTAGACCCGTCAAGCCTACAACATCAGCCGGTGAAATTGCTCCTACACTAGAACTTATAGCACTAAGTGTAGATAATCCTACGGCCATATCGGCAACAACTAGATCTGTATCTAAAGTACTTGTAATACCTAACCCGGTTAGATTTATTAATTCAGTAGGAGTAAAGTCCATACCTGCAGAATTTAAAGCGCTTGTGATAGAAAGCCCACTTATCTCATAAGTCATCGTGTGAGCAACGCCGCTAGAATTTAAAGCAGAGGTAATATTAAGGCTTGCTAATCCTTGACTATGATCGGCTCCATTGTTGATAGCTGGAGTTCCTAGACCAGCACTAATTGCACTTGGGCCAGTGATACCGAAAATAAAATCATAGTTTAATGTTAATGAATCATTAAGAGTTGATGTAATTTCTAGACCTGTAGGAGATGCAATAGTTAATTGAGTAGTTGTGAAACTAAATGTTCCACCCCATCCAATTTGTTCATCCCAAGGAGCTTCTCCCCATGCTCCAGGACCTTGCGCACTAGAAATTTCAAATGAATCAGTTAGTACAACTGTTGTAGTATTTTGGCCCCAGTTACCATAACCCCATTCATCTCTACCCCAACCTTCTTCTGATTGAGCATAAGGGAAAGTTCCTAAAGCTGTGGTAAGCGCAAAACCGGTTAAAGCAATAACAGGGTCATAACTATCGCCCCAAGGTTCACTTCCCCAATCATCTCTTCCCCATCCTTGTTCAGAAAAAGCTGGAAAGTCGGTGTTAAGGGCACTGACTATCGATAGACCACTTGGGTATACAGTATAATTATTCTGTTCGCCCCAGTTCCCTTGTCCCCAGGTTGTTCCCGATTCTCCCCAAGAGTTAGCCATAAGGATTTACCTCCTTACGATAATCTTAGGATAGCTGAGCTAGAGTCGTTAGTTGGAAATTGTATTGTGAAAGTTCCAGATGAAACTGTTTTATCCCCACCAAAATCAACAGCGCATACTGCCGCGTTTGTTGTCAATCCAGTAATTGTAGATGAATTATATATTAAGCATCCACGAGCTGTGAAAGAAGCTGATGTCCAAGATGTGTCAGAAAAATCTGTGTAAGAAGTTGTCGTACTTGTGCCAACCCCTGTGTTCGTCAGAGTATTTCCACCAGCAGTGTATCCAGTTCCGGAGACTTCATTAGAAGCGCTGTAAGCGGTTGTCGTAGTACCTAAAGTCGCGCTGCTAGTATATAATGCAATTTTAAAAACACTTCCAGCTGGAGTTGCTCCAGATGTATCAAAACTATGTAAGCCTTTTAACATTTCGGCTTTAAAACTATTTGTTATTGCTGATGTTATAGCCATAATATTTTTCTCCTAATTTACGGTGACGGAGATTGGATCGGAATTCTTACAGTACCATCTGTATAATCGTCTCGTCTTCGTCTACCAATTTGCACTCCTGCAAACTTCTGTACCTCTTGTTTATACTTTCCTTCGTATAATGTCAACATATCCATTGGACCTTTTAAATATCCAAAGGCCTCTACTAAACAGGCATATAATAAGCCTTGTGGAAAATACTGACTTATATAAGTTGTAGCTGTAGTAGTTAGACTCTTAGGTACCATATCATAATATATTCGAAATCTGTAGTTAGCATCTGGCGTCGGGGCTATATAAAGGCCTCCTGAAGTAGTGTCTGAAGTGCCAGTAGCACCCCCAAACATCGCATAATACTTAGGTAATCCTGTAACATCTTGGCCAGTCGAACCTCCTGAAGGACCTGTTAAACGATTAACATACTCGCTTAAATAAGTTTGATCCTTTTTAATTAACCATTCTCCCGGTCCTGTTGTAACTGAGGTACTTTCAAAAACTTCTACCCCACGTACAAATACGGTTCCAGTATTTCCTTTAGTTCCTAATCCTGAAACATTTATTGTATTGTCATCAACCGCTAAATTTCCTTCACTAACATATCTATATGCATCGATAGGAACATCATAAAAAATTCTAAATTCTGCATTTTGAATAAACTCATCTATAATAGTTGTAGTTAAAATATTATCATCAGTTTCAGTGTAATTTTTAATTGCTGTTTTTAAAGTTGTGTATGTAAAGCCTGCCATTATCCTCTTCTTTGATTAACTGGTCCTACGACACAATTAATCCCGCCTCCTGTTTCTGTTGTACTGGCTGCTGATGGTAAAGTCAACGTAAAGCTATTATACTGTGTTACTGTTGAAGGTTCCCCTGCTTGTTTAACAGTTGTAGAAACTCTTGAAACAATTTTATGAGATCCAAAAACTTTAGCTCCACTATTATGGGAACGTGCTGTAGTGCTTATAGGAGTTTCGGCTCTGTAAGGCGCCGCAGTTCCTCGTGTGCATCCTGTTAAATCATTACTGGACTTCCCGGTATATTGAATTGTTTCATTAGCCAACTTACCAATTAATAAAGGATCGCTGGTATCATCGGAAGTTAAAACTTTTCTAATAACAATGTAGCCGCTCGTTGGAAAATTAGAAGCATCCGTTAAAGTGATAGTAGTTGCAGTGGAAGTAATATTTCCATTTAAAGTAGTATTCAATTCTAAAGCTGCAATTGAAACTCCTCCTACTGCTTCATCAACAGAAGTAAATCTAACTTGATCATTGACTTCAAGTCCACCAAATGGAAATGAAAAAGTTAGTGTAGTATTAGCAGCCGTTGAAAAAGGATTATTGGGTAAAAAATCTTCAGTTGGAAATTCCGTTCTAGCTGGTCTTGCATGTTGTAAAGCCTGAGGATCCGCACTTGTTGGTTTAGGGCTTAATTGAGGAGACTTAGGTTCAAACTCCGTATAATGAACCCATGCACCATTCCACTCTCTAACCATTTCTTGATAAGGAAAAGCTAAACCTGATCTATCGGAGATCATCAATGCAAATCTACCTTGAGAAAATGTAGTCATAATTAAGCGTTAGGATAGTATACCTTAGGCGCAATATATGTACTTGTAATATCAGCGTCCTCTTTTACGGCTCTAGCCAATTCGTCCTCATATAATAATTTTAATTCCTGTGTTCTTTGAGGAGCATTTTTTTGTGATAAATAATAAGCTAATCCTGCACACATACATGGAACAAATCTATAAGGAACATCGCTTGCATTTGTGTAAGCTCCTACATCTTGAATTCTTTTAACATAATAATAATTTATTTTATTACCATCTTCTGCTGCACCAGGAGTTAAGTATAAAGTTATTGTAACTTTATCGATAAATCTTTCTACAAAATATTGAGTAGGAATTCCTTTAGCTGTTTTATTAGAAAATCCTTGATATTGAGACCTGCTTATTGCAGTCATCGGAGTAGTAACATTATTAGAAGTAACT